TTCGGCCCCACCTGTTGCGATGATTTCGCCATCCAACCATAGTTCGGCCTTGAATACGGCAATGTCGGAAAGGTAATGCACTAGATCAGTAATGACACGCGCATCGGGATGGGCTTTGAGGAACCTATCCAGTCTGCTGGCCACGGGCTCATAGTCGTCAAGATTAAAGCCCACGGGCGTAGTCCTTTTCTAGTTGGTCAAGTAACGACCTGACCAACTCTAATTTCTTTTCAAGTTTGGCAATAGTTTCTTCAAGGTCAGAAATCTCGCGGTCTTTGGCATAAATCATTTCAGCCACATCATCGTTATGCGTGTACTCAATCATCGGTTTCAACCTGGCTAACGCTCGAGGTATATGAAAGCCCTTTGGAAGGGCCGCTTAGGTTCATTGATGGATGCCATTGGTGCCGGATGGTTTCAGCAATGTTTGGCAATGAGTGAAGTGCCCCAACTGCTTCCAGGATGAGGCTTGATTCTTTGAACCGTAATTCCAACGCCAAATTGTGGCTTAGGTTGGTTAGTTTGGCTATGAGTTCGCCGGTGGATGTTTCCATTTGTTTTTCCTTTGTTATTTTCCTGATGTTACGCGCCAGTGACCTAGACCACCATTGTCGTAGAGGTATCGGGCTACCTTCACATTGCATTCAGCATGGAGTAGGGCTTTTATCACATCCTGTTTTTTACAGGTTGCGCGTGTCACAGTTGCCCATGAACCTTGAATTTGTAGAAGGCCCACATCGGGGCGGCCTGTAGATTTGCGAACAATTGAAAGGCTGCTGGGGTTGCATCGGGATTCGCGGTATGCAATGCGCGACATGGTTGGCACGACTTGGGCTGGAAAGTGCCGGCGCAGTAGCGGTTCCCATTTGGGGCACGAGTTAGAAGCGGCATTTGCATGCGCTGGGGTGAATAGGGCGGTGGTCAGCATAAAAGCCATAACGAGTTTCAGCACTTTTCCAATTCTGTTGGCGGCCCCCATGAATGCCAGGATTGTGCGCGTTGGCACACCTGGGTGTATTCAATCAGGCCTGTGGATAAATCTGTGAAGATTTGAACCATGGTTAGTTTGTCCTTAGACCTTAGGACTGTATAGCCCCAGTGGGCTGGTTCTTGCGTCATGGCCTGTTCGCCATCATTTTGAGATATAACCAACATGAAACCCACCCCATAAGGAATGACCAAATGAATTGTGTATCGGTCATGCCAAATCCCTAGCCATGTCAAGCCCTGATTGGGTTATTGAACACACGATGCCCTGTGACCCACTTGTAAGCGCCCTACGGGTGCCTGTGTCTTGAATCAGTCCCGATGTGCGCAAATCACTGCAACGCTTCCAATAGCCCCTTATTTCATGGCCTTTGGCTAACGCTCGAGATGCAGCTTCTTCATCGGTCAACCCCAATGTTGAATCGGCGTAAATGGCTAGAAGTATGGCCCGATGGCTACCTATACGCATTGGGCTGATTTGGCGTGATGTATCAGGATCAGAAGCCCTGAAGAGTGGTAAATCAAAAATGATTTCCGGCATGGTGTGTTTCCTTTGGTTAGTGCCCTTTGAGTGGCTAAATGTGACTATACACAATTTGCGAAAGCGGTGGTGGATACCCCAATGGAAACAAAGGCACCCACCACCTAGCCCCGACCACGCTCAAACGAGTCGGGAGTCCTTACGGCTTAGGGACACTACGCCAAATGGCTTCATAATCCCCAGCGGACATGTCGGCATACTTTGGCGCAAGTTCAACATGAATCCAGGTGGCCTTTTGGGAACCACCATTGTCATCGGCTGACCAGTCTTTCCATCCGCGCCCAATGCGCCATCCGCGCCCCCAAGTTTCACAGCCTTTTTTGGTGATGCCGGAGTAGTCATGCACCTCTTCTAGGCCCAGGGCGGCGGCGTGTTGAACAAACCAAAGGATGGCTTCCTTGCCTGCGGCTTTATTGGTTCCATAGGAAGTATCTAACGCCCTGGCCGTGGCATGCACCGAAAGGCTGCCGGGCTTGCCTTTGATGTCTCGAACAACCCATGTTCCAAGGTTTTTGAATTGCCAGCGTTTATTGCACAAAATGACAAACCGTTCGGTGCCTGGTCGTTTGGCCGTGGCCACCCCATCGGATGTTCCTGTGTATTTACTCATCGGATTTGTCTTTTTCTTTTGTTGCATTCTTCAGCCCGTTTGATGCGAGCAAGCCTGCCAGCACTCCCGACATGGTGAGGGTTAGCGGTGATAACACGGCCCACGCCTCCGAGTCATTGGGCGAGACTTCCAGCGGCTGTGTGACAAACAGGAGGCCGTAGAGCAACGAAAAGATTGTTCCTAGAAATGCAATGCTGATGGCCATTCCGACTAGAAAAATAAGCCGGGCTTTTATTTCTTCGTTTGTGTGTCGTGGTCTGAATTTCATGTGCATTTGCCGCCTGTTCCATATCGGGGTGGTGTTGTTGTTGGGGTGATTGTTTCGGTTACGCCGCGCAAGGCTTTGTTCTTTGTTGGTGGGCAATTAAATCGTTCACGATCAGAACATGCTGATAATGATGCACAAATAACCAATAAAATAAGGCTTTTTTTCATTATGCACTCAGCGGTTCTAAAACAACAAGCGAATGAGTACCAGTTTTGGAAACGCCATACAAGATTTCTCCGCGCTCAATGAACAAAGAAATTGTGTTTTCGTTTGTTATTTGAAGGCCGTTTGCATCGGTTACATCAGCGCCACCTATGTAGCAGTCATTACCGGAAGCGCGAATGTAAATCCAGTTAGAACCCACTTTTGGGCCATAAATAACTTGTCGTTCAGTCGTAAGGGTTTTTAATGTTGATTTCATTTAATTTTCTTTCCAATCATGTTGAACCGAGATCTTCGATAACAAGTTGCGCGACTGTATCTGCTGCGCGGTAACAGTTGACCGACCCGCCGCCATTGGGCGCAAAGGTTGCGACGAACACGGTTGAGCCAGCGGTCAAAGTTTTAACAATGGCGGTGAATCCAGTGTTGTTACCACCCGTTACGGTGTTCAATAATCGCATTTCCGTTAGTTGTTGAGTTGCGCCGCTGATGTTTGTTAACCGAATGCGCAGAGCAACTTGGTTGACTGTGCCGGATACATACTGCAGTACTGGTTCGTAATAACTGATTCGATAGTAACGGTTGGCAACTGCCGTGAACGATGGTGAAGTCACAGCCACTGTTTCTACTGCCACGATTCCAGAAGGGGTTGTGTTGTTTGTGACGCTGACCAGCCCACGAGGGAAGTTGTTTTGCTGTGTAGCAGTCAGGATTTGCCCTGCTGTAAAGTTGGTGTTTAATGCCATAATGTTTCCTTTCTAGAAACTCAAAAGATTGTTGTCGAGCGTTCCGAAGATTGCATCGTCAAGGGTTAGATATTGGTTGCTGTCCGTACTCTCGAAAGTGTACGAAACAATGTGGCTTCCCGGAGTGATGTTGTGGCTAATGCCCGACACAATCAGGGTTTGTGTTTCGGTCGCTGGAGTACCAACAACAAAGTTCTTAACGACTGTGCAAATGCTCGTCATGTCAAGGCCAAGAATGATGTTTTGATTAGCCGTTGAAAGAGCAGCCATTTGAGTTGAAAGGCCCGTAAAACGCAAAACAGGGTTTTGGTACTTTCCTAGTAAGTAATTACCTAGGCCTGCAACTTCCGTAGTAGTGCTATTTAACAAATCTAGTAATTGATATGTTTGTGATTGATAGAGGGCAATGCTTGCGGCGTTAGTTGTATTTTGGATGGCCCCGGCAGGCGACTGTGTTGAAATGTTGTTGTAGAGAAGTTCGTCACCATATTGGTTGACCAGGGTTTGGTATGGCAATCCTGTCCCATCGGTGTTGAAGGTTGCCCCGGCGACAGGGTTGAGAACGCTCGAGCGGCCTTTAAATGTCAGGGTGCCATTAGCCGACATAAACAAATAGCCCTGTTCGGAAGTGTTTATTTGTTGCAAATAATTCAAAACATTCGTGTCCTGGGGAATTGCATATGCGCCCAAAGTGGATGAACCGGCATCTATGGCCGTTGCGCCTTGATAGTTAACTTCCGAGTAGCTGAGAACGGTATTAATTCGCGCCCCGGATGCTTGGGCCGATGGTGTCACAGCCGTCAAGTTTTGATTGGCTAAAACCGTAAAGTTATCGGAGCATGAGGCATACATCATATCCTCATTGCTGATGTCATAATCAAGGTTCCAATCGGTTACTAGCCCTGTGTAAATCGGTATTCCGTTAGCAAGCACCTGAACTGGGCAACGCGGCAAAACAAATGGGTAGTAGGGGCTGGATGTGTTGCTTGGGTTTAATATTTGACTTGCGTTATCAAAAGCAATGGTGGCAGTGCCGGCGTTGAATTGGTCTAGTTGGCGTGAACGGCCCCTGGTGATGTTCACCGATTCCACAAGGCTGGTCAGGTCAACCATTGTCACGCCCCCCAATGTTCCACGGCCAGCGGTATCTAAAACGCCATAAAAAGCATTGTCCAAAAGGAATGGGGTACCAAAGCCAGTAGTGGATTGAAAACCCACCATGACCTGAATAGTTGGTGTGCTCATGCCGCCGCAAAAACCGTTCCGCTGCGCCTCTGTGCGCGCTGGATGCTTTCAATTATTAACTGGCCTATCTGATCCGGTGTTGAAACCAGGCCAGCCTGAACGGTGATGTTCATGCCGCCACCCATGTTGCCCATTTGCGACAGCGGAATTACGGCTTCGGGGCCGCGTTCTCCAATGAGCGCTAATGTAGGACTTGAGACAATGCCGCCATTTGCAAGCATCGGAATATCCGGAACCTCAAAACCATTTCCCCCAATACCTGGCACCCAATCGGGAATTTTGAATTTTAATTTTCCAATAGTGTTGTTCCACAATTTGCCAATGGCGTTGAAGATTCCCTTATAGACACCCATGACAAAAGTTAGATAGCCGGTGATGGCATCCATGCCGCCTTTAATGCCTGTTTTTATTGCGCTGAATACTGCGTCAACAATGTCGCGGAAAGCATCAAATTTTTTGTAGGCAATAACCAGCCCCACGACTAAAGCGGCAATGGCAAGGGCAAAAAGGACAACTGGGTTGGCGGCCATGACTGCGTTGAATGCCGTTTGGATTCCTGTAAATACCGTTGTTGCCACGCCCCACGCGGTGATGGCGGCGTTTGCGATTACAACGGCGGCGGCAATTGCGGCGATTGTTCCGGCAACAATTACGAACACGGTTGAGTTTTCTTGTGCCCATTGGCCCATTGTTTGCAAGATTGGTAACACGGCTTCAATTGCTGGAAGCAGAGCGGCCCCAATTGATTCTTTGGTTTCAGCTAGTGCCACGCCTAGGCGTTGAAATTGTCCTTGGGCGGTGTTGGCGGCGGTACTTGCTTGGTCTTGAAATGTGCCGGCAAGAACGGCCATCATTTCATCGGCGCTTGCGCCATCTTTTGCCATTTGTTTGAGTTCGGGTGACAACTTGCCTAGGGCCGTTGTAGAGCCTCCTGCGGCCTTCGCCAACGCTTCGGTGACGGTTGACAACCCTTTGCCTGTTCCGGCGCTTACATCCATTGCCAGGCTTGCAAGTTCTTGGGCCTTGGTCACATCATGTGTTTGGCTGACCAGTCTCGCCAGGGCTGGCCTCAAATCGTCATCGGTCACGCCGAGGGCACGACCTTGCACCGAAATCCAATTTTCAGTCGCGGCTATTTGTTCATCTGTAGCCCCGGAACTATTGCGTAGTTGCAAAGCCAATTTTTGCTGTGCGGCATCATCTTCCATTGCGCCTTTGGCGGCATCACCTAAAGCAACAGCCAAACCTGCTAATGCAAGCCCTGCCGGAACAGCCGCTTTCTTGATTGCAAATTGGGCTTTTTGCCCTGTGGTTTCAAGTTGTTTGAACTGGGTAATGGCTTTGGAAATACCAGTGCCGTCAAATTCGCTAATGATGGGAATATTTACAGCCATTATTTCATGCCTTCATTTACGGTTGCGATTACGCGCAACACTAGCGCCCTTAGTTCGGCCTGGATGGATGGCAGCGATTGGTCGGCGGCTGGCCATAAAATACGACTGGTACGCGCCGCAAGGTTTTCCGATAGCAGTGTTGCCTTGCCGCGCCCGGCTGTTTCAAGCACCACGGCACCAGGATCAGATTGTGTTACATAAATAACATTTGCATCATTGCGCCGCGTGGAAAACTTAACCTTTAAACCTTTGACTGCTTTGGTCTTGGAATAGGGAAACAACTTTTTGTTGCCTTGTGTCCAGTTGCGATTCATACCTGAAAGCGGTGTGTCCGGGTAACGCGAAGCGGCAAGTGAAACCAATGGTTGCGCTATTTGTTTTGCGTCAGCGTTGAATTGCTTGCGCAGGTCTTTATCAATTTTGCCTAAAGCCTTGATTGCTTCCTTGGCACCAACAATTTCAACGGATGCGGTGGCGGTCATTTCCTGCGCCCCTTGTTTATTACATCTATCACTGTGTTCATGTCTTGGATTTCAAAAGATATTTGAGGAGGCCACCACCCCGTTTCAACCAGCAATTCTGCTAGTGAGCGTGAGTAGGTGCCTCTTCGGTGGGGTTTGTTGGTTCATCCGTTATCACTTCAATATTAACTAACCGTTTTACATAGTCGTCAAACACGGCCGGTGTTGGGATGTTATTGAGTTTGCATGATTCAAATGCCATAAATGCCAAATCCTCAAGTCCTACGCCTGTGGCGAGGTTTGAGGCTTTTTGTTTGAACTTTCGTTCCCAGGCAATGATGACATAGAGATTGGTTGTAACTTCGTATGTTGTTGTGTCGGTTGTGACTTTGAGCGTAAGTTGCATGATGTTGTTTCTTGTTTATGGGGCGGTGATGTCGCGAACCCAAGTGCCACCAGTAAATGATGCTTCAACTGTTGCCAATTCGCCCACGGTGGAGTTGATTGGTGTGAAGTTTGCAAGCATGCAATTAGTGAGGACATATTCAGGGTTGGTTGCGGATTCGGTTGCACCTGATGGTGAAATTGTCAACACGGTTGAGCCTGTGCCCACGCATGATGCGAGGATTGCTTCAACTTCGGTAGCGCCGTAGCTCAGAAAAAAGGTGATGCTTACATCTACCGTTTGCAGGCCGCCAACAAAGCTCC